CACGTAATAGCAGATTGCACAAAAATTTCTTCCCCAACGCACCAATTTTTGTGCAAAATGTCAATAGACACAAAATATAGTGCCCACACCCCATAGGGTAGGGGAGTGGGCACAAAATAGGAACTATTACAAGATATTAAAGCATATCGAATGTAATTTCACAGTTGATTTGTTTACCTGTTGGCACAGGGGCCTTAATGATAACACTTGAGGTAGTGTGATCATAGCATGCCGGCACAAGTGCGTTGTCAGTAGAATTATACAGATAAATGTCTCTGTAAACGTTACCGGGGAGGCTCGCGAAAGGCACATCACCAAACGCGGACGCAACAGAGAATTTTGTGCCTGCGGGGACATCAGCGATGAAATAGCCGTGAATTGCAATATGCAAATGCCTACCATCAAAAGACGCATAAGATGCATCAACCCCGTTCGTAAAGTTGGTGGCTGTAAGTTTTGTAATGTTGTTAATCCTGGCTGTTGTGATGCTACGGCACGTATTCTGGCCAAGGGTCCATGCGCTGATCTGTTGATCATATTCGGCATATTGAAGATCAATATTGCCGCAATCGGGTGATACATAAATGCCGACTCGCTGACATTTTATATCATTTTTGTTTGTAGCAAGGATTGTGCCCCGAATATTGTAGCACCCTCCCAGTATTTGGATGCCAATATTATTTTCCTGGGTTCCTACAGGAACCTTAAATCCATTCGCATCGAGCAATAATCCGGAAAACACGATGTTGTTACTTGTTTGTTCTACAACAACTCCGTTAGCGTAGCTCTCCTGTACCTCAGTGTTGCAAAATAGTTCACGTTTTGCGTGATACAAATGTAAAGCGACTGAGCCCGTACTGGTGTGCGTAGCATCATAAGATGCACGCCATCCGTTCATCTTAATCGCCAGGTTACACCATTTGTTTGCCTCGGTTTCGCACAAAACGCCATTATAGCAAAAAGTAACTACAATATTACATAATTCCGAATCAGAAAATTTTGCGTCGATTCCCAAATCGCAGGTATCCACAAAAGCGTTGATAATGGATACATATGCAATATATAAGCTCGAATTGATGCCAATGGACCACCCAGAGACGATAATGTCCCTGATAACACTATTGCGGCACTCCAGCGCATATGAATCACCTTTGATCTTGCGATATTTTTCGTGATTTTGGTTTGCCGTGACCATCCATGTTTTGTTACGGATATAAATGCCGGATTCTGCCCCGTTGATGGCCCCTACTCCATAAAGCGCCAGCGATTCGATACGAATCGTAAAATAAATGTCATCGTATGTATTGGGGGCCTTGTATTCGAGGTCGTAAATAATTCCATTGCTGGCGGTGATCCATATAAGGGCGGTGTCTCGCATGTTCTCACCGATTATTCCACAACCTCTTTTCATATATAGGGCTGCCGACATATAATACGTTCCGCTTGGAAAATATACTGTTTTTCCGGCATCCAACAGCTGTTGTAGCGTCGATGTATTTTGTGCTGCTGCGCTCTGATCGTTTGCTTTAATACCTGCTCCCGGCGCCGACACATATGTCTGCATTTGATTGATGCTATTTTGTAGCTGGTTGTCGGCATCCTCCCGGGTCGTCTGCTCCGCGTCAATAGCCGTCTGGAGCTGTTTGTCGGCATCCTCCCGGGCCGTCTGCTCTGCGTCAATAGCCGTCTGCTCTGCGTCAATAGCCGTCTGGAGCTGTTTGTCGGCATCCTCCCGGGCCGTCTGCTCTGCGTCAATAGCCGTCTGCTCTGCGTCAATAGCCGTCTGGAGCTGTTTGTCGGCATCCTCCCGGGCCGTCTGCTCTGCGTCAATATCCGTCTGGAGCTGGTTGTCGGCATCCTCCCGGGCCGTCTGCTCGGCGCTCAGGCCCTCATTAAACGCCGTAATAAGGTACTGCAAGACTTCATTTGTGGAGCTGCGCACGCAGTTAGAGCCGGGCACATAGGCGTCACCGGCGTTCATTGCTTTTGTGACGCGCACCAGCGCCCCTTCTACCCAGACAAGATCGTTGACAGCTCTTGCAGCTGTGGCGGTGGGGCTGTGGCTCTCATCGTTGGGAGTAATGGCCCTTTTCACATCGGCCCAAAGCTCATCGAAATTGCCAATTTTTGTCCAGAACTCTGTACGGTCCAGAGAGACACCGGACGGCACCGGCCGCACAGACAGATATGCGTTGCCATTGCTGTCCACAACCACGGTGTTTGTCTCATACTGGCTGGTAATGTCCCACTGGATGGGGTCTGCATACTTGATCGTGGCCAAACTGACAAAATCCGTCAGTCTGGTGTTAAATTCGTTAAGCACTTCAATAATCCAATCCAAATTGAGGTCATGGAAATTGGTGTAGGGTGCTTTGTGAATAGGATTGATAGTACCCATTATTGCATCTCCTTAATATACCAGCAAACAAAAGTTTGCTCGAATGTCCGTGACGATTTTATGAACTGCATTTTCCATTGCGAGTGACAACTCTTTTGCAATGAGGTCTTGCGGGTCTCGCCCTGCCCGGCCCTTCTCGGTCACGGTATCTTTATAGTTGTCGTGCGACTCCGAGGTGGTTGCCTGATCGGTGGTGGTCGTATCCGTACCGCTGCTGGTAATGGTGTTCCCAGTACCGAGGGCCGTAGTGCTCCTCTCTGCGGTTTGCAATGTCCCGCTGTCAAAACCCGTAACATCCCGGGTAGTGCTGTCACTGCCGTTATTTTGGCCGGTGGTGGTCAAGTTCGGCACTCTGGTTGTCGTTCCCTTGACGCCGTTTGTGCCGGTGCCGGTCCCTGAGTGGTCGGCAGTTCTGGTTCGGTCATCCGATGCCAGTGTGTCATATTCAAGGCCCAGTGCCTCGGCGTACCGGGTCCAGCTCGGGAGCATGGTTTCAGAATATACACCCAGCGCCCTTCGCATTGTGGGGCCGTCTGCATATAGTACCTCTAATTCCAGCGTATCAAACAGTAATTGATTGCAGACAGCTTCTTTAGATACACTGTTTGGAACTTTCAAGTCCTCAAACAGTTCTGGGTATCCTGCCAACAACCCGTTAAAGCTCAAGGTCGCGTGCATCGTTGTTCACCTCCTGCGTATTAGTATCTGGTGGGAACCTCCAATCAACCCACAAAGTAGACTTATCAATTCCAAACAGTTTGTGAACCCGTTCGCAACCACGCTGCAAGCTATCCAACCAGAGCGACGCCTTAGCGGCTGTCTCAACGTTGTTTGAATTGACTTCATCGGTTAGCATTCGTTCTTTCTTGCTGGTATTTGTGTTGGGAATTCCAACTTCCGTGTCAAACAGCGCTTTAATGGTTTTAAGGGCTGTTAACAGTTCGTTGGTGATGAAATTCCCTTTGAGGTCAGTTGCAAAATACATCCACGGGGCTTGCCCGGATGCCCCATTCTTGGGCGCTTTGAGCAAAGAGGCATCAACAAAAACTGCGGGGTCACCCTGCATAATCGCGTCAAACATCTTTTTGAAAGATTCCGCACCCGCTTTGTTGCCTGCCGCGAACACGTAGGCAAGGCGGCTATTGATTAAATTGCTCTGGATGGTCTGGGCGGCAAGGGCCATCATGTCCCCGTAATATGCCACAATATCAACCATCCCGCGGTAATCGGGCTGTAAATTGATGATCTCGCATTGCTTTCCGATCTGCAAATATGGGGACCCCTTGATAAAAGGGTTTGCAATGATGGAGTGAGTAGGATTATAGAAGATGTTAATGCCGGTCAGTCCCATTCTGTCATATACCAGGCCATAACGGTCAGTTTTAAACACCGTAACACCACCCGAGCCAAAGACAAGATACTGCAAGCGGTTACTGGGCCAGGTGTCGGGCAATGTCCATCGCACCATTGACACCGCCTCAAGAAATAGGTATTTGCGGAAATAATAGGATAAGCTGTTACCCTTGGTGTGCATCACGGAGGGAGTCACCGGCGACACATGGGCGTTAATCTGTTCGTAGCTGTAGGGAGCACTCACAACAGACGACCTCCCTTCGCCATCTTAAACAGCAACCATACCGGCAATTTGCCAGTAGGCCACGGCCCGGGACCCGGCCCGGGACCCGGCCCGGGACCCGGGCCAGGGCCCCCGCCCGAGTCCCGCTCTACGTCCCATGTCCCCACCTGATTCGGGATCCTGATAATGCGGGACGGGTCCCTCAGGTTTCCGGCGGCATCGGCATATTCCCAGTGCGTGTGTATGCCCGTTGCGTAGCCGGTCTCGCCCTGTGTGCCGATAAACTGCCCCTTGGAAATGGTGTCGCCCACGTTCCAAATTTGCGAGGCAAAGTGCGCGGCCCGCCATGTCGTGCCGTCGGCCATCCGTACTTTAATCATGTTGCCCCACGACTGATCGCCCGAGGTGCTGCCATTCCAGTGCTGAGCCACGACCACAACGCCAGACTCGGGCGCATAGGCTTTATGATCTCCGTGGACTGTGTCAATGCCCCTGTGGGGGCTGCCGTCAGAGTATGCCGGATACCCGGCGGTGACTCTGATCGGCGACACGTCAGTAATACACTGTTTGTATACTGCCATTGTTTACGCCTCCTACTCTAAAAAGAATCCATTTTTCATATAGCTTTTAACGCTGTCAATCTCGGCGGCAGTTGCGGTTAATGCAATGTCGGGGTCATCTACCATGATAAACCCTGGAATACTGAACAGCCGCACGCGCTGGCATAGGGGCCTACCGTGGTCCTCGTTGTTGTCGTCCACAAGATCATAAAAAGCCCCCGTTAAATATGGCGTAATACCATATTTTGCGACGCTTGCCCCTCCGCCTTTAGATTGACTTGTAACTGTCATCTGCTGGGCACCTGAGGCGATGCCGTTGGCAATATCGCCCCCGCCAAAAAAGGATTCAATACCGCCGGCAATGGCACCCACGGCGGTTTGAACCAGTCCGCCAAAACTCGCCAATTCATTTACATTGGTAGCAATCTGCGCCAGCTGCACGGGGACCGAAACGTTGCCCGATGTGGAGAAAAAAATATTGTTAAAATCTTTATTAAATGACAAGTCCAGTATTGCGTCGCCGGTGCGATAATCGACAGTTAATCTACAATACAACGTGCTTTGCAACACGAACAGGTTGGCATTTAATTTAATCTCCCCAAATGGAGGACAATATAACGTGTACTCGGAATAGGGTGCTCCGTCTGTATAGACGCCCCTTGTAATGTGTTGCGGATGATGTGGGGTGGCGATGCTGAACGTGAAAACGTTTTTATCATTGTTGTTCTGGATGACATAAGCATTCCCGATATTCTGCATTTTCCACCAACCGACGGGAATTTCATTGATGGGGGTACCGATAGCGGTATTACCGCAGGGTATCCAGAACGCTTTTGAAATGTACTGAATAGGGTTAAACAACGCTTTAGTCAAGTTACTGCTGATTTCTTCCGCGCTGATATTCAAGTAGTCGGTATTTTGCAAAAGAGCCGCCATTAGCTTTTGAAATGTGGTTCCGCTCATTGCAAGATAAATGGCACCGCCAAAAGACACATACCCGGGGGCATTGACAACAACAACAAAAAAACCTTGACTGCCGCTTTCCGGGTCATCCGTGAAGGGCGTAGAATTTGCATAGAGGGTTCTTGTGGTAATCGTTGCTTTGGTCGGGTACAAATTATCTACGATTTTAGGGTCGTTCTTTGCCGACGACCTGACCACATACTCAGTAGAGTCCCCAATCTGGTCGCGGTAGCTCGCCAGCGTGTCAACGGTCAGGGACGCATTCCAGAGCCCATCCAAATATGTCCAGTTCTTAACCCAGTAATACCGGTTAAATGTGGGAAGGTAGCAATAATTGAACCCGGTGGGGTCACTCTGCGTTGCAATCTTGATCTCGGGGTCAATGATATTGCAAGGTGCTTTAAGGTCGATTCCGAACCCCTGCCCACCGCTGGGCCGCTTTGTGCTGTTTGTGCGCTTTGCAAACTGATAAAAGGTAGCTTGCATTTTGCACCTCCTATAAAATAACCGGCGGGCAGATGCCCACCGGTGCCGGTCAGGACTTAGAGGGGTCCTCGTCCTTATGCGTGGTGGTTTTCAGGGTGGACGCTCTTGCCGCCTTGGCCTCGCTCGGGGCGGTGACGTCGCCGGCGGTCATCAGGAACAGAACGGCGTTCTCGGTGAAGTCATCGTACCACGACCACCCGTAGTGATACCAGAAGTTCGTATACAGGCCGCGGGCGTTCATGGGGGTCGGGACCACGCGGGACAGCTTCGGAGTGTAGCCGATGGCATCCCAGTCCAGCAGACATCCAAACACATTGGAGAGCTGCACCGCCTCATGCTTGGATGCCACACCGGCGTTAGTGGTCACAACAGGCGTTGCGGAGATGGTATCGCGCTTGTCGATGTTCTGCCAGAACGTGACCGGCTCGGCATCGCGGTATTTCAACATATTATCGTGGAACACCTCGGGAATCACGATGGCGTCGATCTGGCTCTGTGTGCCGCTGTACAGGTAAAGGTGCTGACGATCATACGGAGTGTGTCGCATGATGTTGTACGTCGTGCCGCCGATCTCCCAGTTCTGGTGCCAGTTGATGGATCTCTCTTTCATCAGGCGGGAAATATCGTTGATACGGCCATAGGCATATTTTGCAAAACCAGGGAAGTTCGCTTCTTTGTAAACGTCCTGCACCGTCAGATTGGTGCCCTGCTGGATGTTGTACTCATCGAGCAGATAGATAACGCTGTTGGGGCTGGTCACCGTCATGCCGGTCAGATGGTTCGCCATCAGGTTGTTGGCAAGGTTGCGCCGGTCAGCCTCGATCTGGTTCGACAGGTGAAGCACGAAGGACGACCAGAACTGTGCCAGTTCCTCGGGGCCCTTAAATGCCACCTCCATCTGGGTATCAGCCTGCGTGTACACGCGGCTGTAATTGGTCTGGCCGTAGTAGTTTGTCTGAAGCACTTTGGGCTTGTGGACTTCGTACATGTCCACGCTCTGGCCGTCCACCAGCGCCCACGCCTTATCGGTGACGGGGTCGCTGTCGCAAAAATTGATCTTTCGCACATGATTTGACCAGTCGTCGCCCGTCACCTGCAAGCGCTTCAGCGGGGCATCGTAGGGGCGCACGGCAAAAATGGTATGGCCTAGCACCTGACTGATCGCTTTGGTGTAATTGTCGGCGCCGGTCAGCAACGTGGCCTGCGCAACAGATACGAAGCTAGACGTGTCCACGATGGGGGACGTCAGTTCCTGGCCCGTGGCCATTTTGTTGATCTCGGTTAAAATTGCGGCAATGTCCGCAAAATCCATACCAAGGGGCATTTTACTTTACCTCCGTTCCATAAGTCGGGTCGATAATTCGGGCCGTCACAGTGGCAGCATCTGCCGTCGGATGCTGCTGGATGCCAAGGCCCAGCGCGTTCGCTTGTAACGTCTGTGTCATTGTCTGCATTGCTTGCGAGGTAGTCTGCTGACCCTGCAAAAGCTGCTGTAGAAGGGTCTCAAGGCCATCGTACTGCGGCGCGGGCTGCGGCGCGGGCTGCGGTGCGGGCTGCGGCGCGGGCTGCGGCACAGGCTGCGGCACAGGCTGCGGCACGGGCTGCGGCACGGGCTGCGGCACGGGCTGCGGCACGGGCTGCGGCACGGGCTGCGGCACGGGCTGCGGTGCGGGCTGCGGCGCGGGCTGCGGCGCGGGCTGCAGCTTCTCCATAGCCTCGATCTCTGATTTTGTGTATCCGGCCATAGCAAGGGCCGTTTTTTCACTGATTTTCAACTTTAGTCGCCTCCATCACAACATACGTATCGTGCGCCAGGCATTTAATGACCTGGCCTTTGTCTCCTTCAGTGACTGGGCCCACTGCGCAACACTGCCGCGTATGGGAATTGTCGGCCCAGTCGCTATAATAGCCGATACTCAAACGAGCGCACAAATCAGCCAGCAGAAACGCGCGTTCGTTTGTAATCGACTGGGCGAAAATGATATAACAACCCATTAGTCAGCTCTCCTTCTTGATATCGTCTAGGGCAAGCCGCATTTCGGTGATAGCCGCAGTATTTTCCTTCACAACAGTATTACACTGATACCACATCAGCAGAAAAGCAGCGATAGGAAAACCCACGTTAGAAATAGCCTGAATCACAATATTAGCATCCATTTTGTGCACCTCCCATACAGATATAAGTAAATCCCCGGTTCTTGCGCTGGCTGACGCCTGCCCGCCCCTTCTGGGGGCTGCCTGTGGGCACCGGGGATTATCTTTAGTATATATTAACTGTGTAAAAAAGTCAAGTACCGCAATACTCGCGGAAGAAAATTTCATCCGAGTACCGCTCAAATTCAAGTTGCCGCTGCAAGTATGCGGGCCAGATGTACCCATACGCGGCCCTAAAACGTTTCCGCTCATAGTCGCCAGTGCCATAGGTGGGCATCTCGCCCGACCTGTGACGGCATACATAGTATAACGGCTTGCTTTTGTGCTCATAGATGCAGCACCGGCCAATTTGTACAAGCGGGTAGTATTCACGCAAGGGCCGGGACACAACCAAACTCTTTTCTTCGGCGCTGTACTGATTCTCGATAGCTGATCTGTAAAAATCTGTGCCGGTCATGGACCTATAGAGGGCCGTATTTGCTTTTTCCTTTGCAATAGGGCTATCCACAAGATCAATCAACAAAATGCCTTTATCAGCAAGCAACTTTACGCGCTCTTTCTTGCCGATCATCTTTTCTACTGTGTCGGTGATCTCCCATTGCATATAATAGGGGTTCGCCATGCCAACAGCGTTTGACATGCACAACAGCGTCAAGGGCTTTTGCCCTTGTAATTCGCGGTTACGGTTGACCGTTTCATAAATGTTAGCAAGGCCCACGCCCTCACCGCGCCGGTAATAGTCGGATTCTTCTTTCTGGTATTCATCCAAGATGATTATATTGGTGTGGGGACTTGAAAAACCACGGGTGCGGGCAAGAGTTACGACGCTCCCCACAACACCGGCCATTTGGGCCGGTTTTATGGGAGACCCTGTATCAGTGTAGGCCCCTGCGTTGCCCACTTCATAGAGACCCGCAATTTTAGGCAATTTAAAAGGGGCGTAATGTGTTTGCAAATCATCATTCAATGGAGACCACGGCCACATACTAGGCGATGCACAAATGAGCTCCGCTTGCTGCGGCGTGCGACGCAAATACAGAAATTCCTCTTCGGTCTGGTGGACGTGCTTTAGCGCTCCATAGGTCTTGCCGGTGCCACGTCCGCCCCATATAAAAATAATGGGAGCCCCAGTTGACAAGATGCCGTCCTTTTCGGAAAAGTTCGGCCAACCTTCATCGGTATAAAGTTTAATCATCAGATAACCTCCATAATCTTATACCCTAATATCTTTGCATATTCGTCTGTTATTCCCAAAGTGTAAGTATTATCACAAATACACAAGTTTCTTGTCACGTGCACCGTATGACCGTCAACCACAAAATCGGGCACAGTGGGCCGGTCATTATAAATAACCTGATTTCCTGCCGCTAAACAAAAAGTAAACCCAGGCTTGAACACCTCAAAACCACCCCACAGGGCCAGCTCCAAACCGCCCTTCCGTTTGCTAACTCCTGCTATGGTAGTAGTGATCGGCCCCCCTTTTTTATAAGTAGTCGCGTATTTTTTAGCGCCCCATGTCATAAACTCTGCATAGCTGCGCTCCTGCTCATATACGCCCATGTAATGAGTATTGCCTTTAGGGTCTGTAGCGCAAGCGCCGTTATCTTTTGCAAGTCGTTTTACTGCTTTGTTAAAGTCCGACAAATCAATATTGCCCATATATTTGACACTGTCAGTGTCGCAGTACACGCCATTATTGCCAACTGCCCATTGCGCTATTTTTAGGCGCTTGCGAGTGTGAGCCGTTGTCCATACGCCCCATTGGTATGGCAAAAACAGGTGCGGGCGATGGTCGTTATAACTGCCCTCTGGGTCGTCGGTGCATTCGCTCCAAAGATTGTCGGGGTCGTCCTCGTCAAAAAGTGTGTCCAGCTGCAAGGGGTCCTGCGCAGTCATACCGTAATAGCTGTTAAGATCGCCCTTGGCCTTAACATAATACAAATCTTGACCGGCTACACCTTTAAGGGATGTCTTGCCGGTGTAACTCTCTTTAACGCAATCCGTCAACGGTTTAGGCAATTTGCCATAATCAGAAGTGTAAAGGTCCAGAACGTTAAGGGCGTCCCAATCATATTCTTTGGCAATGATTCTAAAATCTATATCTGTAATGGTGATTTCAAAATGATCGGCAGACAGCAATCGGCCATTGTCGTTTATGTATCCTTCACAGTGCCGAACCTTCGCAAGGGGGATATAGGGAAATCCCCACCACTTAAAGCGCTGGCGCAAGCCTTTTACTTGCAAGCGCATCAAGCACGCTTTGCCGTGTCTCATACATTGCATTAGCCGCTCAACGGTGGCTGATTCCTGCCTAAATGGAGTCATAGGGAAATAGCATTCACACTGTACGGCGGGGTAGGCGCTGGACATGTCAACGGAGCCGACGTTTTCTAAGTGCATCCCCACATAATAGCGGTTGGCGTGAGTGTCGCCCCCTCGGAATGCCTCGCGCAGCATTTGATACAATTCCCACGACGGCAAAAGGCGCTTGACCCGTTTAATGCCCCATTTATACATAGCTTCACGGGCCATCCGTCTAACATAGCCGGTGCGCGTCAATGGTAATGTATACAGGTCGTCCCCGTCTCGCTTCATCTCGATTAACAGGCACTCCACAATGCACCGAACATCGTTGATGCAATACGCTAATTCTGTAGACGTTAAGGGAGTCCAGGGATACCGGACCTTTGAGTAATCGAGTGTGCCGGTTAATTTGGCATGAGGGGCCCCCAGCTGCTTGCCCCAAGCATCAAGGGACAAATTACTGTGTCTCATACTGCATCGGTATTCAATAGCGCGGTTGTCACATTTCAGAACGCGCCGGGGCTTGCTGGCAAACACATCGCCCGGGCCGAAATCCAAAACACCCGACAAATATTGGAATTCATGGGCAAGATTGTGTACATACATACACAAATACCAATCGCCCTGTGGGCCACTGTTTGCCTGCAAGTAGTCGCTGATTGCACCTGTAAAATTTAACCACTCATCCCACGTTCTGCCGATAATGGTAATATCCAAACCTAGTTGACATTGCCAGATATACATAATGGTGTTGGGGTTGTCGTCAGCGTCAACACACACGCGGCTTGTCTCAATATCAAACGCACAAGGCATATCTACATACAATCGCTTCTTGTTCGTTTTGCGCTTTTTGCCTTTTGTGTGCTTGCGGTCTAGGTGCTCCATAAGCCAGGGAACAGGGTTATAATTATAAACCTCCTCCAAAACCTCCGCGCAGGTCGGCAGAGCTGCTCCCCTCGCTATAGTCCCACTCTTCGCCATAATTGACCTCACCTTGCTGCCACTTTACAAAATCGTCGATACTGACGTTGTAGCCGCCTTTCTCGCGCCAGTACATGACCGGTTGGTCAGACGGATAGTAATACACGCCCGACGCTTTAACGATCTCCCACCATTCAGACAGGGCCGTGTATTGATCTTCAGGAATGTCGACAATATCGATACCGCCGACTTTCATTTTTTGTTCAAATTCTGCACGCGCACCGCCAACGGTGGAACCCTTGGAACGAACAAACCGCGCAACATCTGCGAGGGCTTGCTCTAACGCTTTTCGGTCTCCCCGCATAGATTTTATTGTCGGAAAACCTCCGGCAAACTCTTTATAAACGTCGCTGGTACCGCTAATGGAATCTTTTGATAAGCGCTTAATACGTTTCTGCGCAATGTCTCGAAGTCGGGAATACTCTTTGCGCATTTGATTATCGGGCCAAGACTCCAAGGCATAGGGGGTGTACAGCTCTGGACTGTATTTAAGGGTCGCTCTTGCTTTAGCTGCGCCTGCTGCCATGCTTCTGTCTCTCCTTCCTATCTAGGATCATATAATACCAGTCGAGGGGGTCCGCTTCAATGCCAAGACCATTAAAAATGATTTTGGCCCACTCAGAACGGAAAAATTTAACATCTTTGTTTGTGACTCCACTATATACAATGGCGGATGCCAGATATATCATGGAGTCGTCACAGTTCAGCAAGGATACTCTATTATCTTTACTTTTCATGGGGCCTCCTATAAAATAAGGGCGACCATAGGTCGCCCGCCGTTTAGAATGGTACATCGCCGGTATCATCGGTGCCGCTCTGGCCGGAGATGATAAGTTCAGGATAGCCCCTCTCGTTCTCCTCAACGGCCAGCTCAACATTGCGCAAAGTGATCTTGCGCACCCAGTCGGACAGCGTCGCATCCGGATTTACCTTAATGGACACTGATGGAGCATCATACTTGCCAGATTTAAGCCACATGGTGCCATCCTCGATCTGCAAGGCCCCCTCAACTTCCGACAATTTGAAAAAAGCCTTATTTGTTTTGCGGGTGTTCTTGCTGGCAGTGTTCTTGCTGTTACGGAAATTCATAATATTATCCTTTCTGCCCTGTCATTATCAATACCGGGCGGGCGGTCCCGATAGACGGCCCGAAGGCCGTTTCGACTTATTTTTTTGTGTTAAGGTATTTACGATAGGCCGATAACATCACATAGCGAACGGATTCTGCCCCCTGGTACATGAGATCGTATGATTGGCAAGTGCCTTTGTAACCCTTAAGCGTGTTCGCCTGCTCGTCGCAATGCTTGAGTGCTTGCCGATAACCGGCCAGCCACGCACGATCAGTTGCGGCCCGGATGGTTTCTTTAGGGTCCTCATACTCGCAGCACGTCAACGTACCGTCGGGGTGAATCTCGATGACGAATTTACGCATTTCCATCTGTTGGGTCTCCTTCCTGTAAACTACTTGAAGTCTTAGCGAGATTTCTTAGCATCTTGATGATGACAATGATGTCATCTTCAATCAGGGCTTGTACATTCTCACAATGCAAAGCGATGTTATCATCGGTTATAGTGATTGTAATCTTAATTTCTTCTTTCATGGTTTTTTCACCTCGCTTTCACAATGATACTTATTGTATTTTTTATCTACTTCCACCGTAAGCTCCTCCACTGGAATATCTGCACAAATTATAAATGCAAAACAGGATATAAGAACATGCGATAGTTCCTCTAATATCTCATTAAAAGACCCCTCTCTATTTCTTTCGAAATGCGATAAAGCTACAATGAGCTCGGCACATTCCTCTCTTAATATTATACTTTGCGAATGGCCATCACAGTTTTTAAACAATGCGGCAGTTTCTAATACAGAATTAAATAAACTACTCATTTCGGTAACCCGCCTTTCTTTATTTAGTGCTCCAATATTTTGTTGGATTGTATATATTATACCATATCCTATATTGTATATGTTGCTTTATACATTGCAAAAATTGCGATACTCCCCTACCCTATGGGGCGTGGCACTATATTTTGTGTCTATTGACATTTTGCACAAAAATTGGTGCGTTGGGGAAGAAATTTTTGTGCAATCTGCTATTACGTG